AACGGATTCGCCTTTGGTTTTACCTTCGTCAAGATGATGACGGACAGTGTCTTCGAATGCACCTTCACCAAGAGTGATGTCCTGACCTGGGGCTCCAGTTTCGACTGCGCGACCTGTGCCGGTATTCAGTGCGTGACGAGCTGCATCGAGCTCATTTTCAAGTTCGTCATTGCGAGATGCAAGAGCGACTACTTTGCTGCGGATCTCTCCGAGCTGAGTTTCAAGGGCTGCTTCGTCTGCGGCTTCTTGTTGGCCTGCGATTTTAGCTTCGAGATTTGTAACGATTTGCTCAAGACGGGCAAATTCTCCACCACCGTCACTGTCACCAGCGTCTTCGCCATATGGTTGAGCTGCGGAAGCTTGTTCAGCAACACTGCCGACACGCTCTTGGTTCGGATCGAGGTCGGTTCCTCCGTTGCGGTATTCAGGAGCATCTTCATGCGCTTCTGAATTTTCTTCTTCGCTTTCCTCACCGTAAAGCTCATCGATCTCAGAGGAGATGATGCCTTCGATTTCGCCATCGTCGTATCCCTGCTCACGGAGAGCTTCGATCGCTTCGGCGATTTCTTCTTCGGTTACGCCGTCTTCTTGACCTTCAGGCTCACCTTGGAGGGAACCTTCAATAGAGTCAAAACGTTCGTCGTAGGAGTCGAGGCGACTACTTAGATCGCCGATTGCTTGTAGAACTTGATTAATATCACTCATTTCATTTTTATCTGGGGTGTCAACTTCTTCGCTAACGAGGGGTTCCTCAAAAAGACCTGTAGGATTGGCTGCTGGCTCTGGGACTAAGTCCGCAGAAATAATTCTTTCGACCCGAGCTGCCTTGCTTGCATCTCCGCAAACTTCTGGCTTTCCGGTGAATGCGACAGAGAGGCCGATGGATTCAGGCATCTCCCGAAGTTGTTCCATAGTCTGGCCGTAGTCCTTATGCTTCTTGAGAAGGGTGAGGTCAGCAACTAGCTTAGGACCTTCAATGCGAAATTCAGAAAGGTAGCCGAAGACGGATTCGATTCCGCTTCGGTGGTTTAGCTTGGTTTTGACTCTGCCAGAATTTGAGGCCTGACAAGCCCCGAGCATTTGCTCCACTGTTTTGCCGTCAATTTTCAAGTCGTGTCCACGAGCTGTCCCTTCAGTGATGACTGAGACCCCTCGGATTACTCCGGCTTTCTCGTCGAAGCGGCCATTGATGTGGGAGAGGTATGTTACTGTGTTGTTCATGCTCTTAGTCTTTGATGTTGTAGCCAGCTTTGCGAGCCCATTTGCGTCGATTGTTATGCGTCGTTTTCCCGTATAAGCCCAGCCCGCCTAAGAGTCCGGCTCCTACCACAGCGCCCTGTATGCCGCCGCTCTTCATTGCTTGTAATATTGGCCTTTTAGAATCACGCCAGCCGTGAAAGGGAATCCCAACCCCGGCTGTCACCGCTCCTGCTGTTGCGGCTGCAGTGCCTCCGCCTAAAAGAGCGCCCACGCCTGCTATTTTTGCAACCTGGCTATTCTTGATTTTTTTGCTTTTTGCGTAGCTACGAATGTAGTTTCGCCGATACCGGTCACTTTTGTCTTGAAGACCCGCAGGCTGCCACGCGTCGCTTAGCTCAATTAACCGAGCAATGCGACCTTGCAGCTCGGTGATTTGCGTATTATTATTCATAAGATCTGTTTTTTTCATACTTACCCCTCCTGACCCTTTCATTTGAGGGGCTTTCTTGGACTCCTTTTTCTTGGCTACCTTTTTCTTGGCTACCTTTTTCTTGGCTGCCTTTTTCTTGGCTGCTGATGCTGGCATGGATGCCGTCTTAGCTTTGGTTTTCTGTTGCCCACTTGCCTTGTTAGGATTTATTTCTGTAGCCGCCTTCCCTTTTCCGCTAAGGCTCGGGCCTGGGTCGTAGGGGGTTGTTTTTCCTCGCTTGCCTTTGTCGGTGAGATTAGCGTTCCTATTGACTGCCGCCTTCTTGGCTCGGTTCAGCCCCGAAGTTTTAACCGGTCCGAGGATCCCTTTGCCGCCGAACCTTTGGAGTCGGGGGCCTAGTGTAGCTGCCCCACCGATGCCGAGCGCCGCGATGGAAGCCGCGATCTTCCAGCGATTCGAGTAAGCCTTCTTAAAAGCAGAAGGGTCGGCCTGATCTTCTGGAGCGTATTGCCCCTGACCATCTCGTGATCTGAGCTCCGTGAGCACAGACCGCAAGATGGGAGAGGAAGAATCTAGCCCGTAGGTCTTCATTAGGCCTTGCCTCGTGAAAGGAGCGCTTTGAGGATCTTGAGGTCCATCAGCTTACCTTTAGCCATACCGCCTTTTTGTTTGAGGAAGTCACCAGCTTTGGAAGCTTTGTCACCGGCAAAAGCACCAGCTTTTGTTCCGGCTTCTTTCATTGATGCCTGGGTCGGGATGTTCTTCCTGACATAAGATCCTGCTTTGCCAGCTTTTTGGCCGACATAACGGCCAGCGCTTGCGCCCACCTTTTTTATTCCACCTCTTGCTATGATGGCGTCCGCTGCACGGTATCCACCGTAACCAGATGCGCCGATTGCGCCGAGGCCCAAGAGGGCCTTGGCTGAGCCTTTTATATCATCTTTGATGTCGCGACCGGCATCTTTATAGCCGTAACGGAATTCGGTGAGCTGAGCGTCAAGCATTTCATTGAGTTCTTGTAAGTTTTTGTCTACGTTCATGTTGGTTTTGTTGGTTATGTTATTATTTGTGATGTCAATTTACCTCTTTGCTACTTGAGTTAAAATTCTCTTTAGTATGGAGGAGTTTATTTTTAGCTGAGTCCTCTTTGCTGCTGAGCTGACTGACTCTACTGAGCTGGCTTTTGAACGAGGAGTTTTTCGCCCAGCTACTGCCCATTTCGGCATAAGGCTGAAGGGGCCGACTCGCTTCGCTTTGCTCTTGAAGGTCGTGCCGTTGGGCGTCTCGACACCTGCGGGAACAAACCCAGGCCGGCCTTCCAGCTTTGCAATAGTGCCATCAAGGCTTCTTACCGGTCGGGAGTTTGGCCCCAGTCCCTTCTTGGGGACTTGAGTTCCGCTTTGAGCCATGCTCTGTTGTTTGCTTAATGATTCGTTGACTTGAGACTCGCTCCATTTCGGGAATTGCGTCGAAGTCTTGGCCCTGGCCTCTTTGGTGAATCCTCCCTCTTTGCTTCTTGGGTTTTTCATACCAGTCATGCCTGCTTTGCCGAGAGACTTTCTAGCTCCGTATTTGCGGCGAACAGAATTTCTAGCATTTACGCGAGAGCTGGTAGCTATCATTCTCCCTGGAAGTTTGAGCATTTCTTTCGGAATCGAAGTTCCTTTTCTTGCAGCTCGATACTTGAGGCTTTCGGCTCTTCTGCCTATTGCGATGCCTGCGACTGTTCCGCCAGCGATGCCCGTGAATGCGGCCTTGTCTCGGAATGACTTCTTCTCGTAGAAACGCTTGCGACGACGGGTTCTTGGCCCGCCCTTGTGGTAAACTCGAACAGAGTTCCGGTTAGCCCTAGCAATGCGGTATTGCCCATTAGAAGTCTTCAGAACCCCAGGCTGCTTTCCTCTCTTCTCATTATAAAGATCCGTGAGGTCCTGCACGACCGTGTTTGATTTTTTGGTGTTCTTGACCAGCTTTTTTGCTATTGCGCTGGCCTTCTTATACTCCCCGATGGTCCGAGCTCGCTTTACGTTCGGGTCTGTCTTTAGGCCCTCAAAAGGGTCAGTTTGACGAGTCCGTGCAAACTCATGATACTTCTTACCGTCGATCATGACGTAAGCGTCCGGGGTTGAAGGTCCCCGAGCCATCATGACGCGCTTTTCTGGGGGAATTGACGCTCCTGCAAGGCCTCCTAAAATAAGCCCCAATTTCCCTCCTCCGATCCTTCTCGATTTTACTGGGGCTCGACTCATTCTCTTGCGAAGCTTCGCAATTATTTTGGCCGACTTCTGAGATGTGATCTTTTTGCCCTTATACAAAGCACGCGGATTAGCGCCTGCCTTCTCAGCCTTTTTGATGAGTCCTCGGAAGTGCCCTTTGCTTTTTCTCAGGGTGATCTTGCCGTCTTCTGCGAGAGCATCGCCGACACCTGCGCCAGCCATGCCGACAGCTCCTGCACCGGTAGCCGATTGAATGATCCTGTCATCCCAAGTCCTGTTTTGAAATTCTGTGACACGCGTGTCACGGTTTGAGTTTTTCATGATTATTCTTCTGGTTGTTCACCTTCACCCTGACCGACAGGGATTCCAGCTTCACTCTCCATGTCAGCCTGCATCATTTGCTGACGCATCATTGCGATCTGCTGCGTAGCGTTGGGGTAGCGCTGGGAGATGACCTCAATCGGGATGACTTGTTCTTCAGATGCTGCCACGTTCATCATTGCCTCGCGAGCCAAGGTCTCGACGGTTTCTTCGTAATCGCCACCCATTTCAGTAACGATGTCGTGCCCTGTTTTCAGGCCATTCTGCATAAGCGCGATGTCGCTTTGGGTTGTGTAACCTTGGTCAGCCGTAATGTGAGCTGGGAACTGCCATTTGCACTTGTTCCATTTTTCCGTTGAAGGAAGCTGCCCATATGTGATTGCGCGAGAGATGACCGCGTCCTTGATGGGATTGAGAACCCTCTCCTCAAGAAGTAACTGCGAACGTTTAAATGTGCGTTGAGCCATCGCCAGTTCAATGCGAGCAGAGACCCCGCCAAGAGCTGCCATGTCCCATACGAAAGAGAACGGGAGGTTGAGTCCGTTTGCCATCTCGCGAATGAGGGCCTCAATAAAGCCGTTAAACGTTGGGGAGGGACGCATTGAAGTCTGGAACATTGAGACATTCTCTCCTGGGTCAAGTCGGAGGACTGTTCCTGGCTCGACTTTTTCTTTTATCGTTCCATTCCCGGTTGTCTCGGCGGACGTCTTCCAGTCGGTCACGTCTTTTTTGTCTTTGGTGATGATCCCTGTGTGTGCAGACCCCCACTTAACCGCCATTGTTTCATAACGGTAAAGGTCGTGAATGTTACGAGCGTGGGGGATACATGTATCGAAAGCTGTGATGCCATGATATTGGTCCGAGCGCATTGGATCAAGGTAGTGAATAAACGAATCTACTGGGACTTCCTTGGGGTTTTTATACTGTCCGTTTTTATCGCGAGCCCAAAGCTCGTAGTTAGTTATCTGTCCAAGGTTGTTGACCTTGATCCCGTTGTAGTCTCGGTCGTCGATAGAACTTGTGCCCTTGATGGGGTTGCCGATTCGATCGCCTTCAATCGCTTGTAGCTTAATATCAGCCCCTTGCGGAACCATTACCCAGCCATGCTGGCCGTCACGACGCATCCCCATGTGACCAAGCTGGATCATTTGACGGAATACGTTTCTCCCCGTCAAGTCGCATCGCTTTGTCCAATCGTTAAAGTATGACTCGTAAAGGTCATCCATTTGAGGGTCACCAGTTTGTGCTTGATACTGAATTCGCCCGCAGGTGTAAAGTGACTCTTTCATCAAGACCGACTTCACGAAAGAGTAGTTTTTAGCCAGGTTTCTGGCCTCCCACATCATCTTGATACGGTCTCTCTGGGTCGACGCAGATTCAGAGCTGCCTTCAGTAAAAGGGTTGCTACTCATTGCCCGACCACGATCGGGGTTCGCAGCATCGTAGCTCATTTCAAAAAGCTGGCGCTCAAAAGATCGCTTAACTCCTGCTCCAGGAGAAAAGAATGCAATTGTTTTATCAATGACGTTGAGTTTTGTAGTTTTCATTTGCTTGCTTCGGCCCACGCTTTAGCCATTAGTCTTTTTTGAGACGAGGCTCTTTTATAATCAGCTTTCTGATAAAAACCATTAAATTGTTTCTTAAATGCTCTCATGTGGTTTTCTTTATCTATCCATTTCCAATTTTTGACTCTGCGATTTTCTTTTTTGATCCTTTTTTGGATTGCAGCATTAGCCCTTTTAAGTTTTGACATTCCATAAGAAAGCTCGTTTAAATTCTCAATACGAGCTGAAAGTTCGCTCCATTTTTTTCTTAGCCAGGGGTTCTCACGCAGAACTTTTTTACCTTGAGAAAGCGTGGGTTTTAAGGGGGTAGACCTAGGAGGCGTATCATATCTCCCTCTCTCCGCACTTCGGAGTCCGGCTTTCGTCATTGCTCTTTGGTCTTTAACAAGGGTGTCGTAAAAAGGTGTTCTATACCCGATTTTCATTTGTTTATTAGCTGTTTTTTTCCATTCAGCCACCTCGCTCTTTGATCCATGCTTTTTGATTTCTTTTAGGACATTCTGGTTAGCTCTTTTTTCCATGCGGAGCGTAAGCCTGCGAGATTGCTTCATTTTGCCATAGGTTGCCCAAGGCCGTCTGCGAGCAAAATTCTTTAGGGCTTGAGCCCCCTTGTAAGCGTGAGGGTCTGCCGCATGACCGGTTTCGTGCATCCCCATGGCTTTGGGTGAGGCCCACGGAAAAATCCTTTTTGGGGCCTCCCCGCGAGGAACGATGACAGAATTGTCGTTTGCCACTTTCGCTTTGCCTTTAGGTCCGCGGGTTTTGGATTTGCGGGTAATCTTTAGTATATTTGATACCGCCTCTCGATCATCCGCTTCTTTCAGCCCCCCGACCAGGCTGAGTTTTTTAGCTTTAGGCACATAAAACGACCCCGCACCCTTCGGACGATACACAGAGACTTCTTGGTTGTGAATCTTGTGAGATTTGTCTCTCAAGGCCTTTAACACTTTTTTCGTTGTCCCTAAAGAGGTAAACTCGATCACTTTTCTCCATTTCGCCGAAAACTCGATCAAGTTCTCGATGCGAGCCGCGAGATCCCATTGCTTCCTTCTAAGCCATTTGCCCTCGCCACGGAGGAAGTTTTTCCCTTCTGACAAGGTTGGGCTGTCTCCTTTGAAGCCCTTCTGCACCATGCCAATCCTAAAAAGGGGCTCGCGATAGCCCTTGTGCATTTGGCGCTTTGCGATTGTTTTCCACTTCTTAGCCTCGCTCTTGCCTCCATGCTTTTGCACCAAATTCAAAGCGTTCTTGTTCGCCCGCTTTTCAATAATGAGAGAGCTTTTGCCCAGCACTGATTTGGTAAATCTACTCTGAATGCGTGCAGCTTCAGCCTCATCTACCGCATTTCTTTTGCTTTTCGGGATTACTACGTTGTCACCTAATCGTTTTTGCTGGCGCTTGGCTATTGCCTCAGCTTTTTTGCCCATTTTCCACATGGCCGCCGCTCTGCGCGGTAGCTGACGATCCAGCGCATGACCATGCTCGTGGACTGAGGTGTTTGCCGGGCCGCCCATTAAGCCTTCTAATTTCTTAGAATACCTTAGCCTGGTAGGACTTGAGCCTCGCGGGACTATAACAGCGCCGCGGCCTTTATTGGCCTTCACCCCCATGCTTTTAAGTGCTCCAACTGATCCGGGGAAAGGGGGGACGTGTGAAGCCTCCACATGCCGGTCGGCCTTGCGGAAAGTATCTGTTTTGGTCTTGCTCTTCGCTTCTTTCAAGACACGCTTTACCGTGCCGAACTTCAGCTTTGGGAGGGCAAACTCGATCAGGTTCTCGATGCGAGCCGCGAGATTGGAAAGCCCCTTCTTTGGCTTGTTGTTCCGATCCCTCGGATAACCTCGATTCTTCGCAACTGAGGTCACAGATAGGTTGCCAGCGCCATTATTGTTTGGGTTGTTATCGCGATGATGCACGTCTTTTCCATCTCCCTTACGGGCTTTCCCCAGACGGATAGCTTTACGCCTAGCCTGGTTTCTTGCCGACCGACGTTTAATTTGCTCCGGCTTCCCTTGATACCGAGCATACTCTTTTTTGTAGTCCCTCATGAGAAATCAACAACTACTTTGTCCACCCCGCCTAAAGTTCCAGGACCAAACCCGCCGCCTCCGCGCTGGGATTTGACTCGAGTCGCCGCAGTCAACCTCATGGATAGATCAGAAAGGGAACGAGAAAATGACTTCGACCCCTGGCTTTGAGAAATATAAATAGACTTGGATTCAGCCTTCAAAAAGGCTATCTCTTCATCTAATTCTTCCGCAGTGTAAGTGACGTAAATGTCTTCCCAATTAATTGATGCCATTTTTCTTGAAGGGTTAGGTCATTTCTAGTAAAGACCTAGTTATAAAACTTTTCCTATTCTTTTCCCACTATGTCAACTGGATACTCTAAAGACGCCGCTGAACTTCCCTCTGCCTCGGTCGAATTCGATTGGGACGCTATTTATGAAGACGAAGAGGAGCAAGGGATTGGAGCTATCCAAGAGCGCATAGATCAAGAGGTCGAGCGAAGAAGCGCTGAAAAAGTCCAGAAAGCGATGGTAAGGCTGCTGGCTCAAATCGTAGAGTCGTCCAACTACCGGCTCAAAATCGATGTTTCCATCATGGCTTGCGGCTTCCCTTTTTACGAAGGAATGAGCTTTACACAAATGGGTAAAAAGCACAACATCTCAAAACAAGCCTTTTCCAAGCACGTTTTGAAATTTCAGGATGAGCTTGGCCTGCCCCCAACAAGGGGACAGAAATCGAAGAAAGCGCGGGAGTCCTATCGGAACAAAGCGCAAAACCAAAAAACAACATGAGCACTGAAGAGAAAACTGAGATGGCCATTACAACCGAACACGTTAGCAAAGCCAGACTCACAGTAAAACCAGCTGACCCGAGTGAGGTCCTGAAAAAGCGGATTATATCCGCACACGCCGATTCGATCAGCTCGATGGTCGACTCGGTAAAGCACGCCGCCGAATGCGGGTCGTTACTAATCGAATCACGAGAGACGCTAAAAGACCCGTTCCGTGTATGGGTCTCGACCGTTCTTCCGTTTACATATAGAACCGCATATAGATATATGCAGATCTCAGAAGCTGTAACTGATGGAGCAATCTCTCTTGATGGAGTCAGCTCAATCAATGAGGCCCTCAAGCTACTTTCCCGAGCAACGAAAGCAAAGGAAGAGGAAGAGAAGCCTGAAGAGAAAGAAGACAAGGACGAGCGAATCGAAACCTTCGTCACCGCTGCAATGAAAATTGAATCATGGTTCAAAAAGGAGACCTCCAAGTCCCCTCTTTCAACTTGGGGTCAAGACCGGAAAAAAGCCGTGAGGACACAACTCGACGGAGTTGTGCAGATTTACGAAGCCTTAAACGGATAGTTATGACAGGGCAATTCATATATAAAGCAATTTGCGTCAGCGTATATGATGGAGACTCTGTGACCCTAGATATTGATTTAGGGTTTAACACCTGGATGCGGAATCAAAAAATCAGGCTGCTTGGAGTTGACGCGCCTGAAATCCGTGGTGACGAAAGGGCTGAAGGTCTGGTTGCTGCGGAGAAGTTAAGAAGCTTAATTGTAGGCAAAAGCATTACCCTGCATAGCCACCGAGACAAGTCAGGCAAATATGGCCGCTGGTTAGGGACACTATTCCTAGGCGATTTAAACGTGAACCAGCTATTGCTGGACTCAGGATTGGCTAAGCCTTACCCCTAGTCCATAGGTGCAACGGTCACTTCGGTGACATCCTCAAACCCAACACCCAAGGTTTTAGTTATTGTTGCCGCTGCTATCACCATGGATTCGCAATCGCGAAAGTGATCGTCTTTCCTGATTTTCACATACCGGAAAGTCACTCGATTCTTTGAGTCTACGATTTCTTCTCTTCGTTCGGCGGTTATTTGATCTAAGTAGTTGCGAGAAACCTTTTCTGGAATTTGCCACTCTGGGCCTTCCCCACTCATTAGCAGCTCGAGCTTGTCTTTAATCGTCGGGTTCGACCAGTGGTAAAGACGAATAGGACGAACAGACCCTTGCATACGGGTTCCGACTGCCGGATCTATTTGACTAATTGTCCAAGCTTGACGCATCCCATCACGAATCCAAAAAGCACGATCGTCACCCCAAAAAGCTTTCCATTTATAATTAGACTCTTCAATGGCTTTATAAACCTCTCCTGTTCTGTGAGCCGCATCAATGGCTACGTCATCTGCGTCGATCCCGAATCGTTCAATGACTTCGAGTAGGTCTTCAAACCCAATGACTTTATCATAGTCCAGCAAGCGTGACCTACCAAAGGTTCCGAATGCCCTGACGACGTAGTAAAGACAGTCTTTTTGCACGTCTACCCCAAGGAAGATGCGTTGAGTCTCATCCCAAGAGTCACCGATGTTGTAGTTGACCATTCTTTCAGCCAGGAAGTTTTTCTCTTTCCTATAACGTAGTTCATCACGCCAAGGCTGTCCTAAAGACTCTGTAATGAACGTTTTTAAAGGCTCATGATCGCCCCATTCCTGCGCTTTGCTCGCGTTAATAAATTCCTCGACTAGATCCCGCCATGTTACCCACGGTGGAAGCATTGCCGACCAGGTAAAAGAAACGCGAGATTTCGGCGCGTCAGGATTATGCCTTCGCCACTCACCATTTGCGACCATCTTCCTACGGAGCCCAGGAGCATCGCTGATTTTACACCCTTTCAAACATTCATAGTGAATAGTCTCTGCCAGCCTATCAAAGTTATATCGTCCTGCGGGCCGAGTCTCATCATTTGTCTCCCATTTCATGCTCTTCCATTCAAGAGGCTGCTTTTCTTTACAGTGAGGACACTCCACATAATAGTGTCTCTGATCTCCCTCAAGAAAAGCCTGGTGAACGGGGTCATGTTCGTTATCAGGAGTAGAGATGACGACTCTCCTGGCATTCCAGAAAGCTCTTGTCCGCTTAAGAACCATGGGAAGAGCCCCAGGAGGCCAGTTTCGAACCTCATCAAGCATTAGCCAGCGACGTGGCTTTGACTGAAGTTTTGAAGGAGCATTTGCGCCGATTATTTCAAGCGGCATTGTAGGGAAAAATATCTCTTTTGCCCTTGTTCGGCCAGTCGGTATCATGTCTCGGATTGCCGGAGACGCCTCAAGTGACGGCTTCATTCGCTCAGTCCAAAACTTAGAGGCTTCTTCCTCGCTAGACGTAACCCACATACAAGGAGCGGGATCTTCAGAGATTAACCAGGCCAGCAGCGCCAGCATTGTCTCTGTCTTTGCCGACTGCGCTGAGCACATTGTCGAGATTGTGCTTACATCGTCAGTTGCAAACTGCTCCATGAACTCGCGAACCCATGGGGTATTGTCTGAGCGCCACCGACCAGGCATTGGAGATGAAGGAGAAACAAAATAGTTGTCCTCACACCACTGCCAAGGTGGACGACGATCTGCCGGCCTAAAGGCAGCCCTTGCTGCGGTTTCAACGATTCCCATGAAGAGGCTAGTCGATAGTTACCGAGCCATCAGCGGCTGTAGTAGTCACTGGCTTAGCTGCTACTTTGGCATTGATTGCATCAAGGTCATCTTGCTTACGGCCAGCGAGGGTCGTGTTCAGATATACAATGATGTCCTCATTAAGCTGGAAGATCTCTCCAGCATCAGTTCCTAGTTCTGCCAATACGGCAGCAGGGTCGTCGGCTGACCAGATCAGATCCCAGCCGTGGTTCCACGATTGGATTAATTGAAATGCCATTTGTGAAGTGGCTCGTTTGACTTGCTTAGCAGCTCTCACTTCGGGAGCTATCGGCACTTGGGTTTGGTTTAATACACTCATGTTATTGTAGTTTGGTTTGGTTGTTATTGGTTACTTGGTGTAGTGGGTCGCCAAAATTCAGCACCCGCTAATGTCTGGCACAATTCCGTGCCGAGAATTTTTGTGGAGTCGTCTTCCACGGGGGCTATTGCAGCCCGAATACTGTGTAAGTCAAGACCATGAACGGAGTCGTCTTCATAGGTCACTTGCTCCACGTTGTCGAAATTGTGTTCGGGTGCTTCCATTTCTAGAAAAGACCACACATCAGCCATGATTTCTTGTGGGCGGTGGGTGAGTGCATCGAACTCAACCAGTAGCAAACGGTCAGACAACCCTCGTTGAGCTACGTCTTGAAGCCTGTTGTAAGCTAAACCAAGCACTCCATCTTTGGACAATACTTCATTTGCACGCCCCTTTACTG